TCTGACAGTTTGTATAGGCCGTGTTGTTTGATTGCGGATTGTTCTAATTCGCTTAGAGCACGTTCTCTACGAGCCCAATTAGAAGTAGAATAGTCAGCATAACCACCTTTGGTGGTCTTGACAATTTTGAAGTCAAGACCACGAACATAGTCAGTAGGCAGCTCTTCAATCTCACTATCCATGAGAGCGTTTTTAACAATGTTAAAAATCTGACTGCCAATAATAAACCTACGAATAGGATTATCTGGAATCTTATCTTCAACTAATTTTGTATCCACTACGAAACCCTGGAACAGATATGATTTTTTCTTCCAATACTTACGACCCATGTCTTCAAAATTTTTGTCCTTAAACCAAGGACGAACTTCTGTAAGAACTGGACATGATTCATTCCACATTTCCATACAGGGAACTTGTACTTGCATGAGTTTAGAATTATTTTCATCTTTTATTCCAGCAAAGGGCAATTTAATCATTGCTCGTTCAATCCAAAAAAAGGTATTATTAGGATCACCGTCGGGTATAAAACGAACTGTAGTAGTTGTTCCTTCTTGTATATTCCAGTGAGGAAAAATTTGATTATCACCGGACAAAATAGTTTGTTGTGTAGACTGCTGAAGTTTCGCACGAATCTCTGCCAAAGTTGCCATAATGTTTCTCCTTTATGTTAATGCCTTTGTATTTGCCATTTCTTATTAGTCAATGGACTAATAAGGAAAAGTACGTACATGGATAATACGTATTTGTATAAAGTTTGTCAATCTAAATCGAGTAATAAAATAGGTTATTTTGCCAATCCTGCTAATTTTCTCATAATGTCAAAATCTTCGTCATACTTGTTGTACTGTTTTCTGATCTGATCCATTTTTTCTTCGCCCGCACCGCTTTGTGCTGCTCTACGTAGTTTATCCATGCCCTGTTTACCGTATTTTTCATAACCTTTAGCATGACGGCTCATGGCTTCTATGGCTGCGTCATCTTGTGCTTTATTTTGGTAACCATATTCCTGTTCTAGCCTATCAACTATATGACTTTGTATTTCCTCAAAATCATTGTCATGATGTAATCTGTATTCGTCGGCAATAGAATCATACATATTTTGAAGTTGATTTCTAATTTCATCACCCAATTTACCCATCATTCCATCGTAGATCATATCATAGGCATCGTCCCCGCTAAGAGCAATTTTTGATAAAATTGTATCTGCTGAGTCTTCCAAAACCTCATCTTCACCGAATCTTGATCTATAAGAGTTCGGATTCATACTGTTGCGACTACCAATTACCCTATGGCCCTCACCTGCTAGTAGTAAATCATACATCATTTTAATAACTGCCATTGGTTTTTTTAAAGTATCAAGATGATTATAGAACCAACTGATTTTTTCAGGTTTCATTCTGCGAATAGATTTGCCTTTTATTAATTCTTTAGCCTGTGCCTTTAGGGTTTCAAAATCTTTTATTTGTTCTAATCTTTTAATATCGTCAATAGTGAAATTATCTTCTTTACCATCATTGGGGCCTTCCTTCATTTCTTTCTCACCCATTATAGAATGGCCGCTATGTCGCTGTGACCATTCTTGGGTAAGCTTGGCCATGAATTTTTCTGCTAATGAGCGAGCATGTTGTCCTGCTTTTTCTCCAAACTTTTCTGATATTGCCTTCTCAACATCAATAGCTATGCCTTCTTCTCCTCTAAATGGTCCAACATAAGGGTTATCTCTGTTGTAAAAACTTTTGACAATTTTAGCTACTTCACCTATCATTGCTTTTATATCGCTATCTTCTGCAACAGGTTGTTCTGGAGCTGGTTTGGCTGTTGGTGCTGCTGCTGGTTCTTCAGGGACTTGGAAAATATCTAATAAACCTGGAAATTTATCTTGATTTTCTGGTTTTTGGGCCCAAGGCATTATTACATTTTGAATAGGATCTGCACTAGGATTAATTCTTGCTTGATCTTTGAGATTGTCTGTGAGTTCGGGACTTTCGACGCCGTATTCGCTGAAGAAACGCACTACCTCGTCCACTGCTATTTCATCACTAAGTGTAAATGGTTGTGGAAGTTCCTGGAGAGCCTGTGCTAATTTTGCCGCATCGAATTCCATACTGGCGGCGTCTTCTGCCCACTCTGCGAATGCCTGATCTAATTTGCCTGGAGGGAGGGTTTCACTGACGGATTCTTGTGCCTGTTCTTCTACTTGATCTGTTTCACTGAAATATGATTCTAAATTTACCTTGTTGGCCTCACTCATTATGCGATGTAGTAAGGGAAAGTATTGACTGAGTTCTTCTTGATAATTTTTCTGTGTGAATTTTGCCTTGTAGTCTTCCATAGTAACGGCATCTAATTCAGCCTGTAGTCCGTCATCTTCTGTAGCTGTAAATTCTGAGATCCATGATTCATAATGTGGACGCTTGCTCAAAATTTCAATCTGTGCCTTTAATTCTTGTAATCGGCCTACGGCCCTTTCTGTTATACCCAATGCATCATCGTGTAGAGTAGCGCCCCTTATAGTCTTTTGAAATTCTGCCAGTTGAGCAATTTCTTCGCTCATACTTATAATGGCTTTGCCTGCTGGATCATGTGGAGCACCACCGTGATCAACATGCTGAGCCATGGCAAATGCGCCTGCGGGATGAATGAAAGGATACTTGAATCTTTCACCATCTCTATTCTGTATAAAAATTGCCTTGATGTTTTTACGTTGGCTGCGAGCACCTGGGAATTTTTCTTCTACAGGCTTGTTGTGTCTAATTATAACTTCTGTGCGTCCCTTGACAGCACGACTGGTTTTGGAACTGCTACGACCGTTCCAGCGTCCTTCTGCTATGTTTGGCATATTTTCTTCCTTGGGGCCTTGCGTGGCTGCTAAATGTTGAAAATCGTTTTTATCTAAATTGGTCTTAGTTATATCTCTTGTATCAAATCTCAATAATCTACGCATAGCAAAATAGCGCATCTCTTTGAGAAACATATACCATAATTTCTTGCCTATTATGTCTTGTCCTTCAGTTATACCTTGACTATAGTATACTTTTAGACTGCCTAAGTCATTTATACTAATACTAACACGACCTAGATCCACGCCTTCACGAACAAAGTCAAAATCAAAAAATCTTGCTTCTGCTGGATCTATGGTAACAGCGCCTGTTTCGTCTCCCATTTCTAAATTGCTGAAACGACTACGAACTTTATCAAATAGGTCTTGGCTAATAATTTGAATAGGTTTCATAATGTATATTTATTAGTGTGTGATGTAAATGGGCATGGGCATAATCCACTCATCTTCTCGTTCTTCACGCATTTTATCATAGATTGAAGGATCCCACTCTTGTAGCATCATTATCATACGTAGTGCTAACAGCATACTACTGACTAAATCATCAGTCGAACCTGTCTTACCTGAAAAACTAATACCTTTGGCTACGTAGGTTTTTAATTCGCTTATTAAAGGTTTACTATAGATTTTTAGCTTATCACTTTCTATTAGGTACTTCAATTTGGCACAGATTGATATTTTGGCAGAGTGTGTAGTATTAAATCCTTTGCGGAATCTACGAATGTGTCCTTTTTTTATAGGTTCACTTAAGAAAAGTCCGGGAATAGTTTCTTCACCTATTTCTGTAATAGCCACCAGTGCTGCCTCACCTACAGCATTGTTTTCAATACTAAAATATAAGTTTGCTTGACTTCCTTGTTTCGCACACTCGTCATTGATATAATTGCAGATATCTCTTAGTATGCGTGCTTGACCTTGTATAGTTGTTAAATTATGCTGCCATTCTCCCGTTTGTTCAAAACTTGGAATCTCTAAAATTTGTATAGCGGCAGGGTCTCCTCCTGTTCCAAGACTTGGATCTAAAGCAACAATATAAGTAGCTGTTGGTTTTATTTTTTTATACCAGCGGCATTGACCCATCTTCATATAGGGTTCTTTGCCTTCCAAATTAGCTAATTTTAAGCTGTTTATCAGTGTTTCATCAAAGACCAAAAATTCGCAGTTAGAAACTAATAAACCGTTGGCAAAAAATCTATGATTTTTTCCTACATTATATAGATCATATACTATTGCGATTCGATTGGTATCTTTTATACTGATAACCATTTCTGTTCCAGAGGACGTTATAATTTTATGGTTAAGTGTTAGGTCCTTGGCAGATACTCTTCCCATTCCTTCTATAAAAAATTCATGGTCGTGTGTGGTTTCTATTTCTTGAGTTTCAGTTTGTACTTTAATAGTAGGTCTTTGACCTTTCCTGATAAGCCCGTCAAAATTGTTCCATCCTGAATCAGTCATAACCTGCAGGTTAAGATTATTTTTTAAGTATTCTTCCACGAACAAATCCTTCCCCAACATTATCAATTCTAAATCAAATACGGTCAATAATTTTATATCGCCATTGGGAAATTTAATTTTTAATTTGCTTTCCCCAGTTATACATTCATGCTCACGCTTGAATCGTTCTTCTCCAATACTTGCTCGCTCTATAGCAGCCCATTTTTCATCTCGTTCAGGATGTTCGCTCCAATGTGCTCTAAAAGGAAAGAAGCCGTTTCTTCCCAGTTTTGTTGAATTGCCGTGTTCGTCAAATCTATAGCTAGCATCTTTCCATATAAGAGCGAATTGATCTTCATCTGAGTTAGGAGTTGATGTTAATATAGCCTTTCCACCTGTGGCCAATGTAGGACGTATTGAAGTCCAAAATTCCGCAGCAATGCTAGGTTCTACAAAGGCAAACTCGTCAGCATACAATAAAGAGATACTCATACCACGTCCGGTAGTTTCTGTAGTTGTTTGTGCTACTATACGACTGCCGTTGTCAAATTCAATACTTTGTTTATTATAACTTGTGACACCGCATCTGATATGATCAGGACACAACTCATAAGAATATCTAATACGCTGCATAATTTCCTGCGCACCGGTATATTTGTGTGCCGCTACCAATATTGTGCTGTCAGGTATGAACATAGCAAACCATAATAGATATCCTGCTGCTGTAGTGGTTTTACCCGTTTGGCGAGGTAGTAGGTTGATATTGAACCTGTGATTATGATAACTATCAACTAAACGTTTTTGATAGGGATATGCGTTATACTTGAGCTTACCACGAACAGGGTGCTGAATATAGAAAAAATTACTAAGAAAATAATGTGGTCCATTAGTTTTATCCTGACAGGCCAACAGATTATCTATCTGCTCTTCTGTCCATTTTTGCTGAACATTAGCATTTTTAACTAATTTGTAATCCTTAGGAATTGCCATATTTTATTTACGAAAAAAATAGCCCCAACGGGGCTATTTAATACATCAATGCAATTTATTCACCTACAAATTTGCGATACTCTGCAAATAAGTCCTTTTCCACTTGCTCCATAGTTTTGGTATAGGGGTTGCCGCCACCATTTACCTTGTTTACTTCATTCCCACCTTTGGAATTGAGATCATTACCAGTTGGAATCATACTGGCATATCCTGATGTTTTAGGAGATGGTTCATTATCGTATTCTTTTACATCAGCTTGATTATCGCCTAAGTTTAATTTATCTATCATACTACGCATCATTGTGGGCTCGTTCATTTTCATGTCATCTACACCATTTGTATCAACTTCTGCGGGTGGATGTGCATTTGCTGCTGGTTCTCCTATGCTCGTATTACTATCTGGTGATTGTTGCCCTTTTCCTGCAAGTGTCATTATATCACGCAGCATGGCACTTAATTCATCACCGCTATCTGCAGAAATATTAATGCTAGCAGGAGTATGATTATCATGCATCCTAGTAATTGAAGGTATCATTCCACATTCTTCTATGCCTTCTTTGGCCATTCGAATGACTTCCGCCACACCATGCAGTGCTATCTTGTTACCAGGAATATCACCTTTCATCTTAATAACACTTTTAGCATCGTGACCTTTAGCAATTCGTTTGGCATCAGCATCATCTTTGGCGGTAAAACGCTTTACTTTTCCATTTGATAGCATCATTTCATACTTTTGTGTTTTACCTTCTTCAGAACCTTCTGCTCCTTCTTGCTGTACACTTTCTTCATGCTTCTGATGATACTTTTCAGCATCAACATTTTTACTTTCATTATTCAGCACAGGAACATCACTCATGACACGTGGGTCACTCCTATCAAGTTCTGCTAATCTTTTTAACACATCTAGCATTTGCATGGTTATTTCCTTATTGGACTTTGAGTGTTAGCAGGTGAATCTGTATTAAATTTAGCATCACCTTCATTAGGTCTTTGCTCACCGCGCTCTTTGCGTTGTAGTCTTAGAATATCATTTAGCTCTTTAACAAATCCACTATTATATTTGTCGCCATAGTAATCTTCAAATTTGGCATTTGGTGCTTCTTTGTAATGAGGGTCGTCAAGTAAAGCACCTTTACGTTTAGTTTTTGGAGTTTGATATTCTTCACTTGGTTCACCTGGTCTTTTTACCACAACGTGCCCTCTATTAATTTTTAAACTTTGAGCTAGGTATTCTGTAAGTTCATGTTGTGTACTAGGATAGTCTAGGCTAACTTCATAAATGTTTACTTCCATATTTTTAATGTTTGGAAAATCTAAAGGAAGGTGTTGTATTGGAGTTTTTCCTATTTTTTTAAAGCTATTGGTTACAAACCTATCTAAGCTAGATTTCAGAATATTTTCCTGCTCATTGGTCATTTCTCCTGCGATCTTGATCTTAAAATTATATCGCTTTTGGCTTTCTGCAAGGTATTCAGTAAAGGTTTTCATGATATTATTTATTCATATTCTTAAGTTTTTCTAGCAGACTATTTCTATCACTGATAATATAACCTTGTGCTTCAATTGGTTTATCTTCTTCCGAACTATGCTTCTTATCAATAGCAAGTTTTTTTAATTGAAGCTCTACCATTTTTAGTTTTTTATCTATTTTAGCACTTTTTGCCTGTATGGCAGCATTCATCATATTTGCTGCTACTTCAAACATTTTAGAACCATATCTAACTTCTACATTCATTCCTAAATCCATTAGATCGTCATAAGCCTGTTCTGCCTTTGCCGCAAGTGCATCTAATTCAGCATCTGCCATGTCGCCCAATCCTTTTACCCTTGGTAATGCAGAGGAAATTTTATCAAATTCCTCTAATTTTCCTTGTAAGTTTATTGTAGGAGGTAATTTTGCAATAGCTTCGGGTGACAGGTATTTTTCATCTGAAGATTTTAAATCTAAAACTTGTTCAAGCTTTTTAGTCATAATTTTTGATATAAAAAAAATTTACTTATCTTTTCTTATTTGAGTTGATATAAATATCATGCTCATTTATCACTCTAAATTTCAAGCCGTGATTTCTAGCCCAAACAGAAGCTGCTTCCCATTTTGCCATATTTTTAACATACTGAGACTGATCGTAAGGATTTTTACCAATACGTTCTTTTATGCTTTGTTTAGCAGGTTTTATTTCTATTAGTTCTCCGTGTTGCTTCATGTTTTTGTCTATATAGGTAATTAGAAAATCAGGTACATAAACCGTTTGTTTATCAGTTAATGGATCTCTATAGGGTATTTTCACTGCTTCGCTAGCCCATTGTTGTATACTAGGGTTATTATCACAAAATATCATGAATGTTAGTTCCCAACTACTTCTATAAATAGGTGTTTTATTGCCCAAATATTTTTCTGGATTTTTTACCCTATAAAAATCTTTTGAAAATTTTAAACTCATGCAATTATATTTCTTTCTATTTCAGAATTGATAAGTGTATTACTGACATATCCTAGGCTACTGGTCTTAAATCTAGTAAAATTTAAAATTTCTGCAACCAATCCAGAAATACTAACATTGTCAATGCCTTTCAATGTATCTAAAATTTGCATAGGATTAAGTTCATCTTGTCTTGCCTGCAAAATTATAACTTCTGCAATCAATTCAGCAGAGGTTTCTTCAAATCCCTTACTTACAAAAAATCCTGTCACGGAAGCAAAAACATTGGAATCTATACCAATTGGCAAATTTTGATAATTTTTAAAAGATTCTATTGTTGTATTTTGTCTACCTTTTTTAGGTAAATTTGTATAAGTGTATCTCATTATCTTTTAGGAGGAAAAATTATTGCAGCCGGATTTACTCTTATCCTGCCATCGACACCTTTATTTAATCCTTTGAAGACATTTATTCCTATACCTCCAGGTAAATTAAATACACCTGGAACATATTGATTAGAAGGAGGTTCATAATACTTTCCTGCAGGATTACGTACAGAATTGTTTAAAACACTAGAAGCAATGTTATATCCCGTTGGACCCACTCTGCCTAAACCATTTTTATTTAAATAGTTTTTTGCTAAGATAGCTGCTATATCTAATAGAGGATTTTTTACATTATTAGGTGAATTAACAAGTCCATATTGTTTTGGAGCATTGGGAAAATCAAAAAAACTATGCCGCGTGTTAAGAGTGTTATACGCTCTAGCCGTACCTGCTTTATCATACAAAGGATTATTGGTTATCCTAGGAATCTGTTGCCTATTTGCAATATCAGAAATGTCTGAACGTGAACCTGCACCTATTGATAACGGACTTTGACTTGGATCGTAAAATTCATTTTTGAAGTTAGGAATGGTATCTATAGCCCTATTATGATTACCCCTGTAGTATAAAACATTTTCATATACTAAGGTCATACTATTTTGTAATATCTTTGTGCCATCTGCCTGGTTTAAACTATCATGCTTCCATTCACTAATTTTAGGATTTATAATACTTATTAGTGTATGATCATGATGTGTATGATGCAGTATATAAATGTCTATTCGTTCAAAAAATGAATTGGCCACATCTCTATTGTACATTCCATATTCGTAATCTATTGCTCCGTATTTTGTATCAGTAAATTGTTTGGGAATATTTGTTCTTTCTTGGTCATAATTACTGTCAGCAAACGTATGTTTGTAATAATTTATCCATAAATCATTTGTAATTCCAGAATTATCATCATGAAACTCTATATTAACTGGACTATAGGTTAAACCTGTAGTAACCTGTGTTTTCCTATTGTATTGATTTATCATTTCAGTTTTTATATCAAATTTAGGTAAGTCAATTTTTTTAACAAACATACCTATATTTTTATTAACTTCGCCTAGAATTGCATTTCGATTTATAACAAAGTTGATGTAATATAAAAAACCATATTTTGGAGCTCGAACTTGATAATTATCTATATAAAATCTAGAAGCATGTTTATAGTCCTGCAGGCGGACCCCAGGTTTGGTATTCAAAAAATTAATAAAATGACTCATGCATTTATTTATTCAAAAAAAAACCCGGGAAATACCGGGTTTTTTTATCTTAAAAGTAATTAGCCTACTGCAAATCCTTGTTCAAATGGTCCACGGACTACTCTACCTACTGTTAAACCAATACCACTGGATGATCCTCCGGGTCCTTCTAGTTGTATTGCATTATCATACGTTATGGTCAATGCAATATCCATTACCTCATTACTGTTATAATCACCTCCTTGGTAAGTTGCTTGTTTTATAAAACAACCTAAAAATTCAAAACTTTCTAGTGTAACAGGTTCAAATCCTCCATTTCCACCATCTAGAATTTCAACACGCATTCTAAATTTATAATCTATGGCACTTTGAGCACCCGATTGTTCAAAGAAATCAAATTGTTTTTGCAGTTGCTCTCCTACTTTACGACTTACTACCCCGCTTGCATCATCACGAATGGTAAGTTTGGCATCTGCAAAATTATGTTTGCCTAAAATTTTAACCGTACTATTATATACAGGTAATTTTATTTCCTCAAAAGTAACATCAGGTCTTGTGGCATTCATTATCTGTTTCGTGAGCTCAGTTGCAGGAGCTCCTGCAACTCCAAAGCCGTCAAAAGTTACCCTAAAGCGGTATTTTAATTTGGGCATCAGCAAGCCTTGAGTTGCGCTCGCTTGTGAGCCTGATATAGGAACTGTAAAATTTTTTAAACTTGCGATTGGCATATAAATGCTCCTTTTAATGTCTTATAGACCTGCTGCTATATCACCTTTGTTTTTAATACGCAAAGGGATATATATAAATTCAACTGATTTTACTGGCTCAACTGCTATATCCATATAAAGTTCACTTCTATCTATTCTAGCAGGTGTATTATTTGATTCATCGCAAACTACAATGAAATCATATAAAGCTCGCTGGCCAACTAATTCTAATAATAAGCTTTCAGCTGCTGCCTTTATTTCACGCCTTGTCTGAGCATCATTTGGTTCAAATAGAAATGGTCTAGCTAGAATATCAAGCTGTCTTCGTAGATAACCTACTAGTCTTGCCACATTGATTCTATCTAAAGCACTGGCATTTTTTGCCCTTGTTTTTTGACCATAGACTACCAAACCTATTCCAGACAAACTAGAAATAGGATTTATACTTACATCATCTAATACATCTCTTAAAGCTTGGGGGACAGTTGTAGTTTTAAATTCACCTTCATTTGTGATATGACCTACAGAAGTAGCATTATCTACAGTACCTCTTCTAGTTCCAGCAGGTGCAAACCAAAGATAGCTCTTAGCATCGCTGTTAATAATTGTTCTCAGCATCATATGGCTTGGCGGTACAACTATGCTGTTTCCGCTATTATCATTAGTGAATCCACTTGGATAGAAAATAGCCATATATTCATCATAAGTAGATGCACCGTGTTCACCATGTTCTAGAGCACCAGCGGTGTTTTTCCCATAAGCCGTTAATTTGTTTCCATTTGGTTCTAATCTAAAAGGTGTATCACCTAATACAAATCCTGTTAATCCTCTATCAGCATTCAATGCTACCATATTAGGAATTAACTCAGAATATGAAGGAGCTGCGATAAGATTAAAATTTAATGTATCTGTATCTCTAATTGCTGTATTAGTATCAACTAGAGACTTAAGAGCTCTTGTAACTACTCTCCTTTGAGCTTTTCTTCCAAAACTACCACTGCCGTCTAAATTCGTAGGAAATTGACTTACCCAACGATTAGATTTATATCCTGACATAGATTGATTTTGGAACCTTAAATTTTGACCGCCATTTGCAGTAATATTAATGTGTCCTTCAATATACTTCTTGACATTGAATCCACTTCTTCTAGTATTCCACATTTTTAACCCTCTTGGGTATAATAAAGGATCTGGTGCATCAGGATCAACATAATCACTAGTTCTCAATACGCTGAGATCTCCTGGCGTAGATAATGAACCTCCTGTTGAATATCTTGCGTCTGCAAAAAGCCATCCAGTTGGGCTAGAATTATCTGTAGTATCTTGTAAAACCCACTTATTACCTACTGTAATGCTGCTGTCATATACATAAAGGTGTTGACCATACATTTCTAAATCACTGGTATTCACCCAAATATCTCCTGATACTAGAGCAGTTCCGTCGCTTTGAGTTAAGGGTTCTGATGCCTGAATTATAGGACCTTTTGGATCTGTTGTAGGATAAAAATTTAAATATCCTACCCATGTAGTACCTGAATTGACCATTATATCTACTTGATCAATAGTTCTGCTAAACCATAATGTACCGTCTGCAGGATCTCTATATGGCGCAGTTGGGGTTGCTTCGTACACTAGAGGCTTCCAGTTTGTAATTACAAACTCAGAAACTGATGTTGCTGTTGTTCGATAAAAATTAGCTGTACCAGTTAAGGTTGCCATGTCGTAAGGTACTAAACCTAACAAATTCCTAGTACCTGTAGACATTCCTGTAATGTTAATATCTCCGCCTTGTTTGTGGCTTATACTAAGGACATTTGTCAATGTGTTAAAAGATGCATTGACATTTTGTAAACTTGCTCCTACAGCTGAAATAGCAGGAGGTACAAGACTTCCTAAAATAGTGGAAGTATTTGTAACTGTCATTATAATGGGCACAGGTGAAGAGTAATTTAATTGTCCTGCTCTACTTTCCGATAGATTGAATGTAAAGGTTAATCCATTTGAAGCAGTTAAACTTACAGGTTCACTTACTACTACGGTGTCGCCTAAATTATGTCTTCTCCACAGTTTAAAATTCGCTGTTACAGCAGTATAATCAATACCATAATCAACAAACAAGCTGCCCACAGCTATGTTTTTGCCACCTCCTACATTGTCAAGATTATAAGTAGCCTTTTGAACATTTTCATACAATGGGGCTGATACAGATGTCCAGCTTTGAACGTTGCTGTTGTAATATTTTACTGACCAGTTAGCACCATTAGACGGTGAAGTTGATATAATCCATACACTGCCTGAAGCAGTATTGACATTAAAAAATGGAACATTATAGTGGGGACTGATCTGGAGTCTTTTCCCTGTAGTACCAAACGAATCAACAACTAATTCCCAACTGTTAGTAGAATTTTTAAAATATAAGTTGTTAATGTTATTGTCTTTGGTTATAACCAATGCATATTCATTAATTTGTCCAATACCTGAAGATGGCACAATACCGCCTGCAGCAAAACTATTAGCTGGACTATCATCATGGAGAACGATAGGTGTAATTATAGAAAACTTTTGAGTTATTGTGTTCCATTGTTTTATACCAAAAGTTGAATTAGAAACATCTATCCAGTAAGTTCCCGGAGCGGGATCACCTTTTGGCTCAGTAGATTGGGGTGCCAGTTCTGCAAGATCAATGTCAGCACGCACCACAAAAGATCTTGAACTGACTGCTAGACTGCTGTAAGCTGCCTGCAATCCATACTCGTTTAATTCATTACCATGTAAAGGATTTAAATTTATATCAGTATAAAAAAGTGGAGTTCCAAAAGTGTCTGTTAAATCTCTTTGGCTTGTTATTAAGAAAATTTTTCCTGCATTACTCTTAGTAGTCCCAGGGGCTGTTACTCCACTGGGATTAACTTTATCTTGTGCTGTTGCTACAAATATCATAGGTGCTGTACCAGAAGCTGCCGGAGTGTAAAAACTTTCGTCGATTACATTTACTGATACACCTGGTGAATTTAGTGTTGCCATTATCGGATCTCCTGAATGGATTATTAAAAGTTATTTATTTGATTGAGCTAAAAACTTAATGACTAAATAACTTTGAAAAGGGAGAAAAAGGGCTTGACCAGAAAACTTTGTATAAAATGTTTACAAAGACCTGTGGCAATAAATTATTACAAAGATAATAAAACCTTTTATAGGTCAATATGCGACCATTGTTCTAAAAATAGAAAACTAGGGTTATTCCTCTGGCAAAAAGCAGGGTATAAGAAAAAAAATTTCTGTGAAAGATGTAATATAACATCAAAACACAGCGAAATATTCTTTGTTCACTATGTCGATGGAGACCCTACAAATTGTAGGTTCCCTAACTTAAAAACACTGTGCTCAAATTGTCTAATTACAATTGGCAAGGAAAATTCTAAATGGAAATCTAATAATATTCTGCCTGATTTTTAACCACCTGTTCTAAATCTTTAAATAAATTATCTATACTAGAATCATTAGTAATTATTAGATCTATGCCGTCACCTATCCAACTAGTTTCGCTTGAATGAATTTTTAACTCATTTATCTTCTGTTTGCTGCTTACATAATTGAGATGAGTAGGACCGCAGTTAACATTCCAAGCATCTTGAAACCACTCTGGATCTTTTCCTCTTTTAATTCTTATGACAAGTCCTTTGGCGGTATGTATAGCATGTATTTCGTTTATAAATCTCACGTCGCTAATTACAACATTATCTTTCATTTTACGTATTTTGTTTTCTAAACTGGCTATCCAAATATCATCGTGAAAGCCTTGACGACACACTTCAGTTCCCCAGTGTTGTAATATCCATCGTGGTGTTAATTGAGCAATAGATAACCTTTGGGACCACCAGGGATCAACCTGTTCTCTCCATTCACGAGCTTCTTTGGTTCTACCTTCTAGCAACACACGGTCCCATCCAAATACGGCAGCCACTGCGTCTTTCAGAGTACTGGCAAAACTATCTTTACGGAAGCCGTGAAAGTTAACCAAGTAGTCAGCGGCTGTGTCTTTACCTGAACCTATAAATCCAACAAATCCAATAATCATATTATTCCTTTAACGAGTAAGAACTGGTATTAGTATCAGAAGGAGCAAAATTCCATTTACCTTTTGGGAAAGATGCCATCGACATTGAAACTTTTAGCGGCAAAATACATTAGCATGATGTATAAATTTTAAATGTAGGTGCGAAATACTCACAGATTTTACATATAGAATATCGTCCTCCAGCTTCTTCTAATTTAGCAAACATATACTATTTTTACTTAATTATATATACTGTAGTAAAAATATCAAGAGGTTTTTAGCCGATTACAAATGTCAATGGCGTTCCACCATCTTTATAATTAATTAGATCTTGCTCAAGCACTTCTAGTTCTGCCTTTGCTTCAGTTTTTAGAGCAGTTCCGTTTAAAGATGTGCTACCTTGAGGACTGGCAATTTGAGCAAATTTTTCTCGTGCTTCTCCCAATATCATTTTACATGTAGATAAAGTATAGTCCCGTAACCATTGTGCAGCGTATGGATCTTGTAACAGATTAAAATCAGGTCTTTGATTGTAAATCCACAATAATACTTCCTCTTCACTTCTTGGGCGTTGCATTAGAATTAACTTTTTTGTAGTTCTATTAAAAGTGAAGTTAATGTCGCTTCCGAACATTTTTCCTATCTGTTTTTGATAACTAGCAAATGCATAATAAGTTGCTAATCCACCCATATTTGTAGCTGTTAATAAGTAAGTATTAGAATAGGCTAGATTGAATGGTTCAAAAAGTGTGCCGCCTTGACCTCCACCCAATCTAGACCCTATGCTGCTTCGAAATATTTGACGAACATTAGCAATTTCACTTGGTAAATTATATTCGTTAGTATCAACTTCAAGTGTCAAAAATGCATAACTTTCTTCTACTGCATTTGAACTTCTCTGTCTAAATTTTCCTAGAGCACGATCTATAGCAATATTATAATCTTTAGGATCAAGTTCAACGTCTACCATTGATCCACCTAGCATAGAATTAACATATTCTACGGTTTTTTGCCGTTCTAGTTCATTTTCGGTCATAAATCTATTTACCATAAATATAAAATCATGCCTAAACTTTCTTTATACCGTCCAGAAAAAAGTAAAGATTTTAGATTTATTGACAGAGCCATCAACGAACAATTTCAAATTGGCGGAACAGATATTTTTGTTCACAAATACATGGGTCCAAACTCGCCACAACAAGGGGAAAGTTCTCCTGCTCAACCTATGCATTCAAATTCTATTCCTGAATTAGGTATTCAAGACTTATTGTTACTAGAAAATAGAGACAGAAAGTACGAGCCAGATGTTTATTCTCTTAGAGGTATTTACACATTACAAGATATTGATTTTAATTTAAGTCAATTTGGGCTATTTCTTCAAAATGATAACGTTATGATAACTTTTCATTTAAGAACCAGTTTTGAAGCTTTGGGAAGAAAATTGATTGCCGGTGACGTTTTGGAATTGCCTCATCAAAAAGATGAATATGCTCTTGATGATAATCTTATGGCACTTAAAAGATTTTATGTAGTAAGTGAAGTAACACGACCTGCAAGTGGATATAGTCAAACATGGTATCCTCATCTAATACGTGCAAAGTGTCAGCCCTTAGTTGACACCCAAGAATTTTCAGAAATATTAAATAAAGACAGCGGAGAAGATGATGGTACAAGTTTAAGAGATCTATTGAGTGATTATCAACGTAGCATAGAAATCAATAATCAAGTTATTCTCCAAGCAGAAGAAGATGTTCCAAAAAGTGGTTATGAAACAAGACACTTTTATATTATACCAGAAGACGAAAAAGGGCTTGTTGACACACAAGATGTAAGTGACACGGAAGTGGATATCACCAGCACCAGCATAAATGCTGCTGCTGTTGTTAAGACACCAAACAAAAATTATTATGTCGGTTGGTTAACAGGGGACGGAATTCCTCCAAACGGGTCGCCATACAACTTCGGAGTGCAGTTTCCTTTGTCAGCTGTTCCTGGTGAGTTTTTTCTACGAACAGATTACCTACCAAATAGAATGTATAGGTATGATGGAAAAAATTGGGTGAGATTTGAAGACAACGTTAGAATGACCATAAGTACTCAAGGAGGAACGCAAACTAATGACTCTAACTTGGTAAGACAGACGCTGAAGGCAAGTTTTGTGAATAATTTAAATACATCAACTATAGCAGGCCAAATTGTTTCAGAAAGACAATCTTTGAGCAAGGCATTAAAACCAAGAGCAGATTTATAAAATGGATTATTTTTACGATGGTCAAATAAGAAGGTATATTAGTCAATTTATCAACATAATGAGTAACTTTGCCTATAAAGATAATAAAGGTAATCTAGTGCAAGTCCCAGTTCGTTATGGAGACATGACTAGACAGGTAGCACAGATATTAAGGAAAAACTCAGAAAACTCTATACCAAGTGCGCCTTTTATTGCATGTTATATAAAAGATTTACAATTCGATCGCCCTAGACTACAAGATCCTACATTTATCAGCAAGCTTCATATTAGGGAAAGAGATATAAATTCAAGTAATGATTATGTGAACGAACAAGGATCAAATTATACAATAGAGCGTATCATGCCAAGTCCTTATATGTTGACACTGACAGCAGATATATGGAGCTCAAATACAGATCAAAAATTTCAAATATGGGAACAAATTGCAGTATTTTTTAATCCTAGTCTTGAAATTCAAACCACAGATAATTATATCGATTGGACAAGCCTAAGTGTTTTGAATTTAGAAAATCAAACATTTACCAGCAGAACGATTCCTCAAGGAGTAAGTGAAGATATAGACATTTTAACAATGAATTTTACTGCCCCTATCTGGATTACGCCACCTGCTAAGGTTAGAAAATTAGGAATTATTACAAAAATTATCAGTAATGTGTTTAGTTCTAATGCAGAAGGAATCATTCAGACACAATATAGAATAGACAGGTCAAATGATATTTTTAACAATATAACTTCTAGGGAAGAAATAGTAATTACTCAAAATGATTTTGATCTTTTAGTGCTTAATAATCAAGCTAGACTTATTATGCCATCTGTACCTAATAGGGAAGTTGACATAACAGACCCAAGAAATACAGTAAGTTGGCAAAAATTATTAAGTTTTTATCCAGGTAAATTTGTTGCAGGTGTTAGTCAACTTAGATTTACCAATCCAGAAGGTAATGAAATAATAGCTTATGTCAGCTTAGATCCATTAGACGATAAAAATATGGTTTTAACTATTAATCAAGATACCGTTCCTACCAACACCATATTATTTGGTAGAGGAACTATTGATGCAATCATTAATCCTCAAACTTATAATCCAGCTTCTCTTACAGCGGGGATTAGATTTTTAATCTTAGAAGGAATTAATGACAACGATCAATATGGAACTATTGGATATGATGGGCCAATAGCTTGGAAAAATGCTGATCAATCAGATTTTCAAGCAAAACCAAACGATATTATAGAATGGGATGGATCAAATTGGGGTATAATTTTCAATAGCTCTACATTTTCAGGTACAATTTATATAACAAATACATATACAGGAATTCAATATCAGTTTAATAACGGTGATTGGAGCAAAACTTATGAAGGAATTTATAATAATAAGTTATGGCGACTAATTCTGTAAATCAAAAAATTATATGTAGTGGTGGCTTATTCTTAAGTGCAGATACAAAAAGATTTTTATTCTTACAAAGGACACAACTAAAAACTGAAGGACTTTGGGGATTCGTAGGTGGTAAAAAAGAACCAACTGATATTACCCCCTTTTCTACTTTAGAACGTGAAATAGGAGAGGAAATAGGAAAAATAAATGAAATTAGGAAAATTATTCCTTTGGAATTATTTGAAAGTTCTGATCAAAAGTTTCAATACAATACCTATGTTTTATTGATAGATAAAGAGTTTGTTCCTTCTCTTAACAATGAGCATTCAGGATATGCCTGGTGTAGTTTTAACCAATGGCCAAAACCTTTACATCAGGCTGTAAAAAATAGTTTGAATAATAAAGTAATAAAGGCTAAACTGGGAATTTTAATTAGTCTTATCTAATAAGATCAGGTCCAAAGGCCCATGTACCTAGGTGTCTAAGTTCTTGGCTAAGAACAGAATCAATTTTAATATTATAACCTAGACTGCTTATTTTTTGACATAGTAGCATGTCTTCACCTAAGTAATCATTAGATTCAGCATTCCATCCAAATTCAAACCAAGGCTTCATCATTTCAGTAAATATTCTAGTTTTCATTAACATACATCCCATACCTACGCCTTGTACCTCAACTAGTTCATTATATATCTCAAAAGGTAAAGGTTTTTGCCAATCACCAATTACCTTATATGCTACACCCTTAGCAGGTAGTTGTCGTCTAACGTAATTACAGGCTACAACAAGTTCATTATGTGCAAGCAGTCTTAGAGCAGTAGACGCAGGAAATACCATATCACTATCAAGCCACAAAATATATTCTGCATCTAATTCAACTGCTTGGGTAGCTAATCTTTCTCTTTGAGTTAGTAAAATAGTACTAGCATCCATGAATATGTGAGTGTCTAAACTATTTTGAGTATTTAATTTAACCATTTCTGCTAGAGAAAGAGCGTGAGCAGAATGTAGAGTGTCTCTTGTAGGAATACATACAGCTAAATTTGTTTTTTTAGAATTCCAACTTGAAGTAGCAAATACAGATTTCTTTTTCATGCGCCAGCTACATCCTTACTTAGTGTTTCACCTTTGATCACAAGACTATGAATAGCATTGATTAAGTCTTGTGTGCGTTTTGCACAAATTATAAAATCGTTAGGACTTAATTTGCACGCGGTATTCATAGTCTCTATGTTTAAACGTCCATTAGTAAGAGTTTCTATAGCACAAGTTCTAGCTAGATTTTCAATAAATCTAAGTTTAATTTCTTCTTCATCATCTTCTAAAAGTATTTGACATTCGTCATAATCTAAATCATCTAAAAGAGATAAAAGGTTAGTCAACTCATTTTCTTCAAATTTAGAAAGTTCTGTTTTTTTTGATAAAAATTTAATCCGATTTAAAAAATCAAATAGAGTTTTAGGATTAGATGTTCTGTCCCAGTAAATTATATTGTCCAATTCCCATTTGCTTGGGCCTACATTTAAATTTTCTAACAATTCGTTTATTTGTTCTATATTCATGTTTAACTCAATTAACGGGGTATACTGTAGTTCTGCCTCCAAATGTTTTAGAAAATTTAATTTGTGTACCTGCTGTTTGACCAATTCCATATATTGGATTAGCCCCAAGCACCGCACTTAATTTAATATTCCGTCCACCTGCAGGAGCGTCACCAGGAGATCCCGGAGTTCTATTTCCAGGAGGCGCATAGGCCTGGTTAACTTTTCCAAAACTTATTTCTGTCCCAGAAACCGGTAATGTGAAAGACACATCAGATTCCTAAAGCAAATGTATTTATATGCATGGTTTTTAAAGATTTAATAAAATAGATTGTCATAATAATTTAATAATCAGTTATTTACCATACTTACAACGGAAGATTAGGTTAGGTCTGGCCGTTGTCCACCTAAGAAGAATAGTATCTTTAATATTAATAATATTGATAGTCAAACATTATCTGTGTTACAGAAATATCGTAAAGTCCTCCTATTTCCACAAAAGAATTGCGGATGAAAAAAATCCTTATCTTACATAAACCTTAAACCAAAATCTTTGTTAGACTTATGTGTCTTAACAGAAAGAGCTATCATTGTAGTTATAGAATCGGACGGCTAAGTTATATAACATTTTTTTATCTGTATCTAACTTATCTGTATTATAAATCATTAAACTTTATTTTTTAATTCTATTTTGGATAAGATACGCATATTTGTACCAGAAGTTATGGGTTCTACACTTATAGTAGGACTGAGTTTAGAGTCCTCATAGCTTTTTTCAATATCTTGTTGTTCTATAGGTTTTACTTCTTTAATATCGTTAGTATTTTTAGCATCATATAAAATAATTTTATTTCCATCCCATTTACAAAGTTGATTATCGTTATTTGTAAACCACATACTAGTTGAATCCATAAGTGGTAAACTAGCAACTTCATTCGCATCTTCTTTTTTTGTATCGTTCATATTATCATAAATTATGTAAATTTTAGGTATATAGAAACACATATTAATCTACTTAACCAAAAAATAAAAAGAAATTACCTGCAAAACTGGTGGAAGCCTGCCCATCAATAAGCCAACCGTAATTGTTTCCAAAATTTAGACTGTTATTTGCAGTCCAATAAGGATGTAAACCACCACTTACCGTACTGTTTGCTATTCCCAAATACTCAAATATCATTTCAGTGATAGTATCATTTTGAATAAAATTGCCCTGAACATAATTTCTGTAGCTGCTGGTTCCGGAAAGTAGTATAGTATTGGCCTTTAAAGAACCGTTTATAACAACAATAGACTTACTAAAATTTCCATTACCTGTACGTATAGTATTCAGTATTTTTGTACTACCAAAACACTCAATCTGTAATTCTCCTGTGCCGTTTGCATTGCTGGTATGTGTAAATGGACTATTGTTGGTAATGATATTTAAATTATTATTGGTAACGTGAATGGTTTTATCACCACTTCCTGTGACAATAATTTCGCCGGTATTTGGTGCTGCATACGGATAATCTATGTATCTTACAGGATTACCTATTTTTGTAATCGTTTTAGGTGTGGAACTTAAATCATTAAAATTATCGTCTTGTAGTACTCTTAATAAGGTATTGCCTACATTGGTTAATCTACTGGTTGGAACTGGATATGTGGAAGAATTAAATCCACCCAATGCTTGACCTTTTACTATTCTTAAATTTGTAATGTAACCTGAATAATTGTAACCAATTTGTATCGGAATATTTGGTGTATTTACAGATATTTCATTTCCAATTGTTCTAAACACACGTTGCCCATTTAAATATAAAGCATATCCTCCGTCATATTGTAATGCCACGTGAGTCCATCTATATGGTACTATATCTTGAGGAGAAGTTGAAGTAATGCTATTAGAACTAAAACAGATACGTTTACTTCTTGGTTCTATATACAGTTGCCAATCCCCTCCTTTTCCTATGATTGTAGCTCTATTATTAAATTCAGTACCTATAGAAGAAAAATCAAAGATATTATTGAATACAGTTTCATTAGGTCTTATCCAACATTCTATTGTCCATTGATCATTACTTAAATTAATGTTATTATCATTTACTTCCAGATAATTATTGTTTGAAAATTCAGTGGCATAATTTGTTGCCGCACTCTCATTAGAAATAAAATAGGCTGTACTGCTGCCCGAACCTAATATTGAATCATTACCGTATAAAGTAATATTACTGGCAGCGAATTCCATTTCAGAAGATGATATAATTTTCCTAGCCTGTATGGTTTTTCCTCTAGTTTTGAATTTACTTGGATTTACATTACCTAATTGTGTCCAATTGCTTGAATTAATATCAATTTCAAAATTACTTGTTGCAGATTGACTTTCAATGGAGAAAAACCCAGCATTATTTGTGGTATCAAGGCTTGAATCACTGGTGCTTCTAAAGTTTATATTATCTGTTGTATAATTAATTTGTGGTCCTGCACCCCAAGAAAAATAATTATAACCAGCAGATTCTGCCAATACAAATGTTGGACCCCAATTCACCTCAACTTGCCAACTGGTAGTGATACTGTTATCATAAAAAGCTAAGAAGGCTGGCTCTGTACCTATTCCTGCCCAACTTAGAACGGTTGAATTATTAAATCTCACAGTTTTTTGAGTACAATCTATTATGACATATTTTGGTGTGACTGACACTGTTTCATATTGAGAAGATAAAAGCTGAAAAGTTGGTTGATTTCCTGTGCTATCTGATCCACTACCATATCCTAGAGATTGTGCTACAGTGTCGCTGGCAATTCTACTAGGTGCACTTTGAATTCCTATTTGAAAATCATTACTGGGACTTGAAATTGTAATAATTTCAAAATAATAAACACCTGAAGTTGGTAAAGGAAACAATAAACTAAGATAATTATTGTCGGTTGATTGATAAAGTCTTGTACCCTGCGCTGTGGTTGATGCTGTGTATGTACCACTGGTGCCATAATTGCCAAATCCTGCTTCAAATCCATAATTGCTATTGCTTCCGTTCAAATAACTATTTACAGACTCCAAATATTGACTTAAATTAAAATTTAAATTTGATGATTTATTCTGCCCTAAAATTAATTTTTTAACCTGCGTCGTGCGATGTGGCAAAACACCGTAATTATTTTCATATAAATTAATTCCTGTTCCTCCAGGCGTTACGTCTCCTACTCTGATTAAACTAGGTTTATAATATTTGGCAGAACTAAAATAGGTATTATTATATGGTGTTGCTAAATTTTCTGAACTTACATACCCAGAACCATACCAAGTTAATTGTGAACTATTTGTAGCTATAAATTGTTTGGTATGTAAAACAGAATTATGACAATTTATTGTTATGGGTTGAACACCTGGAGTAATAGTTTCACTGACAACATTTATATTAAAAATAGTTACAGTTCCCGATGTTATGTTGATATTTCTTATCAACATAACATTATTAACTAATGAATATATATTGCTTAAAACAACTTCTTTAGTTCCATTACAATTAATCATGCCTACAGGGCCTTGATCCTGATATGGTACACATGAAACAAATTGATATTCTTTACCCGCAGAAGATGTGCCAATCAAATTAAAAGTTACATCATTCCAATATAAATTTGGTAATCCAGAATTATAAGCAGCATTAATTCTTAGATCTCCGTAAATATTAATGGTTGGCGTGATATTAGTAAGCCATCCATGAGATCCTGTTCCATTGGCACCTGTTCCTGTGCTATTCCAAAAATTATACCATGACGAATTTTCCGATAA